AGTGATATAGAATCTACAGAATTGTTTCGCAATCTGTATGACAAGGCTGCAGATATTCTAGAACAAACTGCTATTCCTGAACTTGTATTAATCCTAGCAGATTATCAGTATAAAGCTGCATTCGTTGCAGACAGGGAGATCAACACTATGGCTGCACTTACAGAAATCATGGCTCGTCTTAAGTTTAAATAATGGACACCTTACTTGTTTATGTTGTATTTGGTTTAGTATGTTTTATTATAGGTTGGAAATTACGAGAAGTTTATGCGATGATGATTATGAATCGCATAATCGAAAATGTAACTGCCAGTGCTATTGAAGAAACAGAAAGAAACGTCGTTATGATCAACGTCGAAGATCACGAAGGTCAATTTTTTGTTTATTCAAAAGAGAATGGGTTGTACTTGGCTCACAGCGAAACTAAAGAAAAACTTGAAAGTATTCTAAAAGAAAAATTTCCGGGTGTATTGTTTAAAATTTCAGAAGAAGATCTTAAGAAGCTGGAATCGCGATGAATTTCTTTGACTTTTTAAACTCTATCAACGAAAATAAGAAGGATCTCATTCGTGAAGATCCTTTGAATGAAAAGGAATACAATTCCTTTATGATTAATAGAGGGTTGTCTTACTTCTCGGATACGATACTCTATGCCAATGAAATGAATCGCTCTGGTGACATTCCAAAGAAGTGGCAGTACGATTTCTACAGGGTTTCAATTCCAAAGAAACGGCGATTTTCTAAGTGGCACAAGCAGGATAAGCTCGAAGAAAAGACAGAACTTATTATGCGAGAATATAACTATTCCCGCCAGAAAGCTCTAAGTGTTGTTGATATGTTTACAGAAGATTCGATTAATAATCTTCGTGAAAAATACGAAACAGGAGGACGCTGAATCTAAAAGTCGTATAAATAATACAGTCTAATGATAAATTATGGACAATAAAAAGGATTGTGAAATGACTGTAGAATTAATTTATTACGATTGGTCGCCAGACTCAATGCTTGAAGTGACGTTGCCAGAACCTGATAACTTTCTAAAGGTTCGTGAAACTCTCACTCGCATTGGAGTGGCATCCAGAAAAGATAAAACACTATATCAGTCTTGCCATATTTTGCACAAGCAGGGCAGATATTTTATCGTTCACTTTAAAGAGTTATTTGCGCTCGATGGTAAGGAAGCAAATATAACTGCAGGTGATATAGAACGTAGAAATACAATCGCTAGTCTATTATCGGACTGGGGATTATTAAAAATCGTTGTTCCGGCGAAAGCGGAAAAACGAGTATCGCTGTCTCAGATCAAGGTCGTATCTTTTAAAGAAAAACCAGACTGGACTTTAACCGCCAAGTATAACATTGGCAAAAAATCAAAATGATTGGAGAAAACATGCTTAAATTTGAATTGACTCTAGATGAAGCAAACATGATTCTTGCCGCTCTTGCTAAGGCACCTTTTGAACAAGTAGCTGGTCTAATCGGAAAGCTACGTGAGCAAGCTCAGCCTCAACTTCCAGCATTGGAAGCAGCTCAGAAAGCTGCACAGGAAGCTGCTCAGAAAGCTATTGAAGATACGCCAGTCGAAAGAAAACTCCCTAACTAATATAAATAGTTTTATCCCAATCGGGATGGGAACTAGGCTGGGCATCCTCGACAAAACTGCCCACCAACGCCTTATGGGTTGGTAGTTAATTAAACTCGCTTAACAAGGGGAAATTAAATGACCTATCTATTGCCTTCCGTGTTTAAAGATCTCAAAGATTTCGAAAAATTCTTTGTAGGATTCGACGATCAAGTGCATCACTTGAAAAGACTCCACGACGATCTTACAAAAAACATTCCTAACTATCCTCCATACAATATCCGCAAGACCGGAGATAACACCTACACCATTGAGATGGCTGTAGCTGGTTTTGGTCAAGGCGAGATTGATATTGAGCTTGATGGCGGACGTTTGGTGGTTCGTGGAAACGCATCGGCCGAAGCCGACCCTAATGACTACATTTTCAAAGGTATTGCTTCAAGAGCGTTCACTCGTTCCTTTGCTATCGACGATAAAGTTGAAGTAAAGAACGCAGAACTCTTCAATGGCATGCTTCGTATTGCTTTGGAACGCATGATTCCTGAGCAAAACAAGCCAAAGAAAGTCCCCGTTAAAACCAAAGGTGAGAAGCAGATTCTACAAGAAGACCAGTTATGAAACTGGTTGAAAAGCTGAAGAGCTTAATACACTTTTGGGTGTCTCTAAGAAAAGATGTTTCTAGAGATATGGCTCAAGCAAAAGCAAGGGGATATCTATGAAAGCATTTTGGAAGTGGGTTACCGAAACATTTCAGCCTTATATCCAAGAAGAAATAGAAGCTTACTTAGCAGATTCTACAGATCTTAAAGATCTTGAAAATCGTATGCGAGCTCTTAGATATAGAGGTTTTCCCATCTAAAGGAGTATATTATGACGGTGAAAGTTTACAAACTCATAAGCGGTGAAGATATTATTGCTGAATGTGAGAGTGATCATCTTGGTTACTTATTTTATAATCCTGCTCTACTAGTAGTACAGCAGACACAAGACGGACGAGTTGGTGCAGCTTTCGCCCCATTTGCTCCTTTTGCGAAAGATGGTAAAGTTCGTATCTTTAGAGATTTTGTCATCGGTGAAATTGAGTTAGATACGAAAATGGTTAATGAATACAATCGTATTTTTGGTTCAGGAATTATGATTGCTTCGGCAAATGATATTCCTCCGACCATGATGCAATAATAGTGTTCTTTTAATCTTAAACGGGGTATAATTACTATACCCCGTTTTCTTTTCTATTATGAAATTCTACACAAACATTTCTCGTTATGGAAACAACTTACTCTATCGCGGCTATGATGGTGGCCGGCGTATTAAGAAAAAGATTCCGTTCAAGCCTACCCTCTATGTGAAGGGTAAAGGCAATTCTAAGTTCACTGCACTCGATGGAACTAATGTAGATCCGATCGAACTTTCTTCTATGCGTGAAGCAAAAGAGTTCATTGAGAAATACAAAGAAGTCGAGAACTTCAAGATCTACGGTAATACTAATTACATTTCTCAATTCATCGCCGAAGAATTTTCCGGCGAAATAAAGTTTGATCGTTCAAAGATCCGCATCCACAATATCGACATCGAGGTTGCATCTGATCAGGGATTCCCAGAACCAGACGAAGCCAAGCATCCGGTTATCTCTATTGCTATTAAGGATAGCATCTTAGATACGTATTTTGTCTGGGCTTTAGGTGAATACGATGTAGAAGCTTCGATCATGAAGCAGTACCAAGTTCGATACACCAAGTGTGTTTCGGAAGAACACCTGCTCAAGCAGTTCATTCAGTTTTGGTATGAAGAACATACTACTCCTGATGTGGTTACTGGTTGGAATATTCGAACGTTCGATATCCCGTACCTCGTCAATCGCATTAATCGAGTGCTAGGCGAAGATGAAGTAAAGAAACTCTCACCGTGGGGTATGGTTGAAGAACGAATGGTGTCTATGCGTAAAGGCATGGTTCAGTTGTACGACATCATTGGTATCTCACAATTGGACTACATGGACATCTTTCAAAAGTTCGGATATTCGTTTGGTCCTCAAGAATCGTATCGTCTTGATCACATCGCATATGTAGTTCTTGGTGAACGTAAACTTGCATTTGATGGTACACTACACACGCTGTATAAGACCGATCACCAAAAATTTATCGATTACAATATTAAAGACGTAGATCTTGTCGACCGTATGGAAGATAAGATCGCTATGATTACATTGACGATGACTATGGCGTATAAAGCCGGTGTCAACTACTCTGATACGATGGGCACTGTTGCAATATGGGATTCCTTGATTCATCGGTATCTTCTTGCACAAAACATTATTGTTCCTCCGAACAAAGAAAGCTTTAAGTCTGACTATGAGGGTGGCTATGTTAAAGATCCTCAGTGCGGTGTGCACGATTGGGTTTGTTCTTTCGACGTAAACTCACTGTACCCGAACATCATCGTTCAATGGAACATGAGTCCTGAAACGATTATTCGTAAAGTAGAACCCAACATCACTGTCGATAAAATTCTTGATGGATACGTCACAGAAACCGGAATAAAAGACAACATGTCTATGGCAGCGACTGGTCAATACTTCGATAATTCAAAGCAGGGATTCATGCCAAAGATTATCGAAGAAATGTATGATGAACGTGTGTTGATCAAGAAGAAGATGTTGGCTTCAAAGCAGGAACTTGAAAAGTGTGATAAGTCGAACAAGACTGAGGTGTATCGCATTGAACGTGATATCGCACACTATGAAAACCAACAGACAGCAATTAAGATTCTTCTGAACTCACTTTACGGTGCACTTGGTAATAAGTACTTCCGTTACTTCACGATGGAAATCGCCGAAGGTATTACTATCACCGGCCAAGCAATCATTAAGTGGGCTGAAAAGCACGTCAATGGATTTCTAAATAAAACACTTAAGACTAACAAAGATTACGTGATTGCGATCGACACTGATTCAGTGTATGCTAATCTTGGTGATCTAGTTAATCATGTTTTGCCTGATGCTGATACTTCTAAGAAAGTAGATTTCCTCGATAAAGTATGCGCTAAGATCGAGAAGGATGTGCTCGACATCGCCTTTAAAGAACTCAAGGAAAACTGCAACGCATATAAGCAGCGGATCTCGATGAAGCGTGAAGGTATTGCTGATCGTGGTATTTGGACTGCAAAGAAACGATACATCCTAAACGTGTGGGACAACGAAGGTGTTCGTTATTCAAAGCCAAAGCTTAAGATTATGGGTATCGAAGCTATTAAGTCTTCAACACCTGCAGCATGCCGTGGAGCAATGGAGGATCTATTTAAGATTCTTATCAGTGGCACTGAAGAACAAACTCAGCAATTCATTCGTGAATTTAAGAACAAATTCGACAGTTTGCCCGCTGAAGAAAAAGCATTCCCACGCGGTGTTTCGTCGCTGAAAGAGTACTCAGACTCTAAGTTGATCTACAGAAAAGGTACACCCATTAATTCACGCGCAGCGCTGATGTACAATTATCTTCTAAAACAGAATGGTCTCGAGAATAAATATGAAACCATCAAGGAAGGCGAGAAAATTAAGTACATTCACCTTGATCCAAAGAATCCTACACGTGAAGATGTAGTTGGATTCCTTGAAGTTCTTCCACCAGAATTTGGATTGCACCGATACATCGATAACGAAGTTCAATTTCAGAAATCATTTTTGGATCCCGCTAAAATCATTCTAGATTCCATTGGTTGGAAAGCTGAAGAAGAAGCTTCCCTTGAGGATTTCTTTTCATGAAGAATATACGAGTACTAAAGACTGGTATAAAT